TGCAAGTCAGAGCGCGGAGGCCGCAGCAGAGAGCGAAAGCAAGGCCGCCGGGAGCGCCGCGTCCATCCTGGGATTGCATGTGGAGGTGGCCACGCTCGATCCCGGCCTGCCCGCCAGTGGCGACTATGACCCGGAGACCGGCATCCTGCATCTCGGCATCCCCAAGGGCGATTCCGGGGCGTCGGCCATCGCCACTCCCACCAGCCTGGGCAGCGTCATGCCCCAGACCGGCCACGAGGACGGCCTTGAACTCGAAACAGATGGGAAACTGCGCGTCCGCAAGGCCAGTGCTTCCCAGCGTGGCGGCGTGCTGGCCAGCACCACGGCGGCGGCCAACACCGTGCCCCAGGCCGGGGAAGACGGCACGCTGGACGCAAGCTGGGTGCCCAGACCTGACTGTTGGGACATGTTCCCGCCCTTCGTGCCCGTCCCCATCTGGGGCGCGACGCCGGGCGGCAGTGACGGACGCCGGGCCGTCATGCCCGGAGAAGAGCAGGCACGCGAAGAATGGATCCTCTGCGACGGCGGCAGCGACGGCAAGGACGGCACCGTGCCTGACCTGCGGGGCCGCTATGTCCGCGGTGCCAGCGAAGCCGAGCCCGAAGGCACGGAAGGCGGCAGCGAAGATGTCGCTGTGGATCTTTCCGGCAGTACCGGGGCCACGACGCTGAGTACAACGCAGATGCCCAGCCACACGCACCCGTTCTCTGCCGTCATATCGACTAAAGGACGGTATATGGAGAGCGGGAACCTATACGACAGCGGCAGTTCCCGTACTTCCGCAACGGGCGGCAACGGCTCCCACACGCATCCCCTGTCCGGGTCGGTATCCGGCACCCACACCGACCCGCATCTCGCCATGCACTTCTTCATCAAGGTGGTCTAGCATGAAAACACACGTCACCGGCATCCCGTCCGACGGCATCATCTCTGTGGACGGGGAAGTGCTGTTCCTGGACGGCATCACGTCCGAGACCTTCCACGCGCTCCAGTGGCACGATGGCGCGGGCCATGTGGAGCCCGGCGACGGCCTGCCCAACGAGGAGCTTTCCACCGACGATTACGCCGGGCGCGTGGCCCCCTTCGTAGCCCTGTGGGAAGAAGAGAAGGCCCGTCTGGAAGAAGAGGCCAACCGCCCGCCCACTGACGAGGAACTGGCCGCGCAGGCCGTAGCCGAGGCCAGGGCGCAGTCGCGCAGCATCCTCATGGCCCGGATGCAGGCGGACATGGTGCAGACGGGTGCGTTCGCCGCCGCCGAGTTTGCCACCTTCGCCAAAGCCGGACTGTTCACGGACTGGGCCGCCGGCCAGACATACGCCAAGGGCTACCGCCTGGCCCACAAGGGCATCGTCTATGAGGTGATGCAGGAAGTGACCGCCATCGAGAACCAGCCCCCGGATGCCGCCGGGCTGCTGGCCGTGTACCGTCCGCTGTCCGTGGACCCGGAGACCGGTGAAGAGCCGGATGGCAGCCGGGAACATCCCTTCGCCTTCCTCTACGGCATGGATGTCACCAAGGACAGCTACTACAGCTACGAAGGCAAGCTCTGGCTGGCCAGGGCCGACATGCCCGCCTGCATCTGGGTGCCGGGCACGGCGGGCCTGTGGCAGTGGGAAGAAGCAAGCGCGGCCTGAGCCCCGGCGGATGCGGGAACGGACCATTTTCTTTGCAACGGATACCGGCCCCGGCACACGCCGTCACGGCCCGTGTCCGGAAGCATACGGGCTGGGACAGATGCGGCAACGTGAACACGAGCATCCTGCGTCTGGCCGATCCCCATTCCCCCCTCCACGTCCTGTGATGCTGCCTTTTCCCACACGATCCGGGACAGCTCCCACAGGCTTTTTCCTGGCTCCCCTGCCCATCCCGCAACCTCCACCTTTTTCGAGGATCCATGCGCATAGCCCTGCACAACTTCACCGGCGGCGAGGTCTCCCCCATCCTGGCCGCCCGCTATGACCTTTCCCGTTACGGCAGTTCCGTGCAATGCATGGAGAACATGCTGCCCGGCCTGCACGGCGACGTGCGCCGCCGCCCCGGGACCCTGTTCCTGGGCAGCCTCGAAGACGAGGCCGTGCTCCTGCCTTTCAGCTTCAATGCTCTGGCGGAACAGAACTTCGTGCTCGTCCTTTCGGGGAATGGCCTGAGCATCGCCGACATCCACGGCTTCGACCCGCAGGAAGGGAGCATCCCCCGGCTGCCCACCCCCTACGAGGCCCGGCATCTGCTGGAGATCTGCGCCGCCCAGGTGGGGGATACGGTCTATCTGGCCCACACGGCCTATCCGCTGCACAAGCTCGTCCGCAGTACGGACAGCGAGCCGGAATCCCCCCTGCCGGAAAATGCCATCCGCAGCCACGGGTACCGCTGGACACTGGAAGCCGTGGCCCTCAACAGCAGCCTGCCCGCTCCCCAAGCCCCCAGCTGTACGTTCGTACGCGGCAACAACGACGATGACGCCGGACTCGGCTACACGCTGCGTTACAAGATCGTGGCCGTGGACGCCAACGGCAAGCAGTCGCTGGCTTCGGAGGCGGGCAGCTGTAACGGCAAGCATCCTTCCGACTGGGTGGTGGGCAACCGCACGGACCTCTCCTGGACAGCCGTGGAAGGCGCCACGGAATACAATATCTACCGGGAGGAGGCCGGGTACTACGGCTTCATCGGCGTCAGCAGCGGCACGACATTTTCGGACAACAACTATCAGGCAGACACCGCCGATACCCCGCGCGAGGACTGGGACCCGTTCGCCGACGGCAACAACCCGTCCGTGGTGGCCTTCCACCAGCAGCGCATGGTCCTGGCGGGCACACGCGACAGCCCGCAGGCCTTCTACCTTTCGCGCAGCGGG